AGAAGCGGTGTAAGTGAACTGCAGTTGCCATGTTTTACGGCAGTGAGAGCAGAGATAGCGCTGATGTCCGGCGGTGCTTTTGCCGTTACGCACCACCCCGTCAGTAGCTGAACAGGAGGGACAGCTGATAGAAACAGAAGCCACTGGAGCACCTCAAAAACACCATCATACACTAAATCAGTAAGTTGGCAGCATCACCGTATCTTCGATTTATAATTAATTTATCATCCAGATACCACTCGTATAATTCTTCTGCTGTCTTGGAGTCAATATCTAAGTTTTCATTAGCCATTAGATGTATCTCGAGTATTTAGTTAAGAAACTGATAGGTCAGTATTTGCATCAATGTTCATTGAATTTGTATCCGAAGTCAATCTGATGTAGGAACTTCAAAACTGCGCAAAACACGCAAATACGCACAAGAAAGTAGGGCTGCGCTTGGAATTCGGAAAATAAACCACATCAAAACTACTTTTTAGCCAAATAACGTTTGGGAATCACCAGAATGGTGGGACAACAGCGGTTTTAGTGCCCTAAATCGTACGTTTTCATCCAGTTGCCCCTCAAACCCCATGTTCAAGTCAGAATAGTGGACAGGCGGCCAAGAACTTCGTTCATGATAGTCTCCGGAACCCGTTCGAGTCGTTTTCCGCCCCGTGCTTTCATATCAATTGTCCGGGGTTGATCGCAACGTACAACACCTGTGGTACGTATGCCAACACCATCCAACGACACCGCAAAGCCGGCAGTGCGGGCAAAATTGCCTCCGCTGGTTACGGGCACAACAACAGGCAGGCGGGTCACGCGATTAAAGGCCGCCGGTGTGACAATCAGCACCGGCCGCGTTCCCTGCTGCTCATGACCTGCGGTAGGATCAAGCGAGACAAGCCAGATTTCCCCTCTTTCCATGTCAGATTTCCTCCTGACCAGTCGCCGGTGCATCCAGCCATTCTCGTTCTTCAGCTGATATTTCAGCATTCGGATCACACTGTGCCAGTAGCTCAGCCAGTGAATATTGCGGGCGTCTGTACGGCTCAACAATCAGCCGGCCATTATCAATGACCATGCCAACTTCATTATCTGTGCCCAGAGACAGCGCATTCAGCAGTGCCGGTGGGACGGTCAGCATAACTGAGCCGCCAACCCTCTTCAGTCGGGTGGTATGCATTCTTCACCTCCATAAAAGTTATATTTAAATATAACATCCACTAAAAAAACACACCAGGCTTTAACGCACAATGTTTAATAAAAATATAACTTTCAACCAAACAGTAAACCCAGCGTGGTTGCTTCCATATGCAGCAATACCGGCAGCAGCAGGCCACCACTTCTGATCCTGGCCACTGATGTAATCAACCCCACCAGGAACAGTTCTGCCAGTGTCAGCAGGTTCTGATACTGGCTGTGCGCGGCGACGAACAACAACGACGTTATCAGCGCCCCCAGCCACATCGTCCAGCAGTACCGTGAACGGAAGACGTTCAGCATAATCCCCCGGAACAGCGTTTCCTCATTCAACGGGGCAAGGATAAAGATGGTCAGCAACGTCAGGATCACGTCAGGTATGGACTTATCGGCAAAAAGTTTCGTCATAAATGGCTCAGCAGGCAGAGCCAGCGCCTTACCGAGCAGAAATACACCGACATACACCACGGCCATCGCACCGACCAGCCACGGTACGCCAACGTTGCGCAGCTGACCAACGACCGGTAGCGGAGCTATCCAACGGCGGTATACCAGGAAAACACACAGCAGGTACATCAGAACAGTACCATGACTGAAGAACAAATAGTTTTTTCCTGATCCATAAAGCAGAACGGCCTGCTCCATGACAAATCTGGCTCCCCAACTAATGCCCCATGCAGCCAGCATAACCAGCATAAACTGCAGATATTGATTACGTGTTTGAATCATTGCATCGCCTGTAAATTTTTAACTTGTCCTATTTTTGTCATTACCACGTATATACACATGTATAACAATTCAGATATCGTTACCAGGATATGCCGCATCAGCGGCATGGAAGGCGGCACTCTGTTGTTTCATATGATACAGGAGTAAAACCGCCGAAGCCCGGCGTAAGCCGGTACTGATTGATAGATTTCACCTTACCCATCCCCAGCCCTGCCAGACCATACCCGCTTTCAGCCATGAGAGAGCTTCTGTGCGCGGTCGGAGTGGTCCCGACGAGGGTTTACCCGAAGTCGGGGCGTATCTCCGCGTTAGCGGGCCGTGAGGGCCGCTTACGAGCGTGTACTGAGAACTTCCAGCGAGAAGACTGACAGCGATGAAGATGTAGTTACAACATTCATAATTAAAAGCGACTCTGTTCCGGCCCGAAGGGCCGGGGCGGGGCCGCTTTTCAGTTATGAGGGAGGGGCTTTGTGGTTTCAGTTCTGCGCTGGTTCGGGGTTTTTCTGGAGGTTGGTTTTGTGTGTTGTAACTAAAGTGGCTCCGGTTGGGGCCCGCCGTTTACGGTGGGAGGTGCATATCTGTCTGTCCATAGGACAAGCAGTGAATAGGTTTTCTTTTTAAATGAATGTAATTAAGTAGTTTAAAGGAGATATAAACAGGTGTTTAAAAGATACATTGCACCCTGTAGGGCTGACGGCTGGCGCTTTATGACATTAACGATTGTAACCTTATGGGGAAGTCCCTTGCAGTTTAATGTGGATAAGCAAAATTACCCGTCTGTGAGGCGTGTTTTGTATCAAAAACAAGGGGGACCGGATGCACCTGAAGTAAGCGTCAACGGAGCACCGTATTGACGCTTATTTATTGGTGAGTACTACGTTCCATGGCAGGAGTTCATCAACTCGGTTGGAAGGCCATTCCGGCAGTACGCTCAGGATATGGCGCAGATACGCTTCCGGATCGATACCGTTCAGACGGCAGGTGCCGATCAGCCCGTACAACAGTGCTCCACGCTCGCCGCCGTGATCGCTGCCAAAGAACATAAAGTTTTTCTTTCCGAGACAGACTGCACGAAGCGCTCTTTCCGCAGCATTATTATCCGCCTCCGCCAGACCGTCATCACTGTAATAACAGAGGGCATCCCACTGATTCAGTACATAGCTGAACGCTTCGCCCAGTCTGGATTTTTTCGACAGCGTACCATTCTTCTCCACCATCCATTCATGCAGCGACGTCAGTAACACTTTGCTTCGCTGCTGCCTGACGGCAAGACGCTCTGACTCCGGTAATCCCCGTATTTCATCCTCGATGGCGTACAGTTCACTGATTCGCTTCAGTGCTTCTTCTGCCGTCGCACTTTTGCTGCTGATGTATACATCGTGGATTTTTCGCCGGGCATGGGCCCAGCACGCAACTTCTGTCAGTGCACCACCTTCACGTTCTGCACTGAACAACCTGTCGTAACCTGTGAACGCATCCGCCTGCAGGATACCCCGGAAGGGGCGGAGGTGTTGCTCCGGGTGTTTCCCCTGCCGGTTCGGCGAGTACGCGAACCAGACCGCTGGAGGAGATGACGAACCCACATTGCGATCATCCCGGACATACGTCCAGATACGCCCTGTTTTCGCCTTTTTCTGACCCGGTGCCAGTACCTTTACCGGTGTGTCATCAGTGTGAATCTTGCGGGTGTTCATTACATAACGGTACAGGGCATCATTCACCGGTGTCATTAACTGGCAGCACGCGTCAACCCAGTTGGAGAGTAAGGCCCGGCTCAGTTCGACACCCTGGCGGGCAAAGATTTCACTCTGACGATACAGTGGCAGATGTTCGCAGTATTTTCCCGTTAACACGCGGGCAAGTAATCCGGGGCCCGCGATACCACGCTCTATCGGGCGAGACGGCGCCGGTGCTTCAACAATACAGTCACATTTTGTACAGGCTTTTTTTACCCGTTCTGTGCGGATCACTTTCAGGGCACTGCTCACCAGTTCCAGCTGTTCAGCGCTGACTTCCCCCAGATAATCCAGCTTACCGCCACACTCCGGGCAACAGCTTTCTTCTGGCTCCAGGCGGTGTATTTCACGGGGAAGGTGTGCCGGTAACGGACGACGATGGCGCGACTGTCGCAACTGGCGGGGAACCTGAGGATCGTCTTCCCGCCCACTGTAACGATCGCTGTCCTGTTCACGTTGTTTCAGCAGAGCCTCAGCCAGTTCAACTTCACGACGCAGTTTTTCAGAACGGGTACCGAACAGCATCCGGCGCAGTTTTTCTATCTGAGCCCGCAGATGTTCTATTTCCCGTTCATCTTCTTCGATCTTTTCTTCGGCACGTGTCAGTGCAGAGCGCAGGAAGGCTTCCGTCTCTTCAACCAGACTCAGTTGCTGGTCTTTCTGACGGAGGGCTTCAGCCTGCTCAGAGAGCAACCTTTCCAGCTCTGCGATGCGAATGAGGTATTTCTGACTCATGACCGTTTTTATAATGCGGTCAGGAGTTTTTTACAACATTGTCAGTGAGTTACGGCTGGATGTTTTTGGCTGACGCCAGTCCAGCTTATCGAGGAGCATTGCCAGTTGCGAGCGGGTAATGGATACCTTGCCGTCACGTACCGCAGGCCAGATAAACTGGCCTTCCTCCAGGCGTTTGGTGAACAGGCACAGACCATCAGCATCAGCCCAAAGAATTTTGACGGTGTCACCCCGTCGGCCACGGAAGATAAACAGGTGACCGGAGAAGGGATTATCATTCAGCACATGTTGTACCTGTTCTCCCAGTCCGTTGAAGGATTTACGCATATCGGTAACGCCGGCAACGAGCCAGATACGGGTACCTGATGGGAGTGAGATCATCTTCCCCTCCCGGTCAGTTCACGGATCAACACTGTGAGCAGCTCTGGCGATGGATTTTCCAGCGTCATGTTACCGTGACGGAATTCCACCTTGCAGGAACTGGCACTGACTCTGGTCTGAGTGGAAGTGGATAAAGACGGCGCAATGGCCGCCACAGGTTCTTTCTGCTCATCCGGCGTTATTTCTACAGGTAATAATTCAACGCCAGTGTCAGAAGAGGTCGTTACCGGAAGACGCCGTGAAACACGCCCTTCGTTCTGCCAGAGCCTGAGCCATTTGAAAATAACATTATCATTGACGCCATTTTCACGTGCAATCTGTGCAACACAAGCTCCAGGTTGTGATGCCAGTTCCACCATACGAAGTTTGAATTCATTCGAATAGTTTTTACGAGGTTCTTTTCGCCAGTCCTGTAATTCCATACTTAGATGTCCGTCTATATCAGATGGGCGTCTAAGTTACCAATTCTCGTCTGATGGCTACATACGGCGGTCAGTTTACGCTTACACAAATTCAACATTAGTGTGCAGAAGAAAGGTTCAAGTAAGTCGTTCCAGACCCTCTCTGGTGGTGAGAAGCGGAAGGTTCGCATTGCGTGTTCTTTGGCATTGCAGGATCTGGTTAGTAACCGGGCGAGTAAAAACATCGATTTGTTTATCGGCGACGAAATTGACGATGCACTCGATACAGCCGGTCTTGAACGCCTCATGGGTATTCTGGAGTCCAAAGCTCGCGAGCGAGGTACTGTGCTGATTATCTCCCATAAAGAGATGAAGTCATGGTTCCGGGAAACTATTACGCTGGAAGTTAAAGAGGGGCGCAGCTATGTCGTTTAAATTAAGCCGCTCGCAGTTTTTGCAGGTATTTGCAGTGATGCAGTCGATAAAACTGATCAATGGGCATACTTCCAATGGTGCGGCTCCACGTATTCTGTGGGGCAGCAACAATATTGACGGAGTACAATTCGCCGCGTTGCTTGGTCTAATATCCGAGACGCCATTGATGCAAAGTTTGAAATCACTACCACCTGGATGTATTGCGCCGATCCTGATTAATCCTTTTGTTGAGGGGGGATATCTTCCCAACGTCGGGCCTGGGTTTATTGCATCCCATGAAACTGAAGATCTTAACATTAATAGCGAAGGGTTCTTTGGGGGAATGGGTGCGCATCACTGTATGGCTTTCACGAACCTTATTCGACTTGCCAATAAGCGGGTAGATAGTTTGGCATCGCCAGGTGATGCTTTTACTGGTTTCCTTATCCAAAGGAGGGATAAAAAGTACAGTGCGGACAAACTACAGTTTGTTGGGAAGTATGGAGAAATGGTAGAAATCGAACTTCAGCTCCCTCATGTTTTAGCAAACGATAGTGCAGACAGTCGGAGGCTGTTGGGCATCATGCGTCATTTCATAGCAAGTGGTGTTAAACATGCCGCAGATAAACGTGTCACGCAGGAAAATGAGTATTCAGACTTTGCAAACTATCCCCAACCAACGTTGCAAACGGCAATAGTAGCCAATTCGTTGGAGGCGAGATTATTGGAAAACCCTATATGGGGAACATGGTAAGGAGACTATATGAGTAAAAAAATCAGCGTAGTTGGTGTTGATCCCTCAATGAGCAACTTTGGGCTTGCTGTGGGCACTTTAGACCTTGAGACGGACGAACTTGAGATTCACGGCCTTACTCTTGTTGAGACTAAAGCGGGGAGTAACAAAAAGACCGTTCGTGTGAACAGTGACGATCTGCGCCGAGCCAGTGAAATATGGCGTGTTGCGAAGCCAATCATTGATAAGGCAAATATGGTTTTTTGTGAGCTACCGGTTGGGAGCCAAAACTCTCGTTCGCAGACGTCTTACGGTATTTGTATCGGTGTACTTGCGTGTGTGGATAAGCCATTGATCCAGGTTACTCCAAACGAAATCAAGCATTTTGTCGGCAATAAACTTACTACATCGAAAGAAGAGATTATCCAGTGGGCTACGAAAAAACACCCTAAAGCACCGTGGCTGCGTCGTAAGCAATCTGGACAGGATGTTCTCGTGAACAAAAACGAACATTTGGCTGATGCGGTGGCTGCCATCCATACCGGTATGCAAACAGATCAGTTCCGCCAGGTGCGCGATGTTCTTAAGTCTCTCATTTGATTTCATTGATAGGTAAGTGCTTATCTATTAACATGGGCCACTATATTTAGTGGCCCTCTTTATTTGGTGATACATGATAAGCATCGTAAAACGTAACGGCCAAACAGAGCCGTTATCCGAAGAAAAATACAACCGCGTCGTAATGTATGGCGTAGAAGGCATTCGTGGTGTAAGCGCATCCGCTGTAGCAATGGGAGCTGCGGCCAGCATTTTTGATGGGATGACCACCAGCCAGTTGCATGAGGCTTTGGTTAAATCTGCCGCTGATTTGATCTCACCAGAAGCACCAAATTACTCACAGGTGGCTGCCCGCCTGAACATTTTTAAAATCCGCAAAGATGCCTTCGGTCGTTACGACTATCCGAACTTCTACCAACACATTGTCAAGAACGTTAACAAGGGCGTTTATGACAAGGATTTGCTGACACATTATTCGTTTGAAGAGATCGAAGAACTCGGCAATTACATTAAGCCGAAACGTGACGATCTTTTTGGCTATGCAGCTACGGTGCAGTTGCAAAGCAAATACCTCGTTCAAAACCGTGTTACTGGTGAGATTCATGAGGGGCCGCAACATATCTATATGCTGGTAGGCATGTGTCTGTTCCAGAATTGGGAAGACGACTGCGCTGGCAAAACACGTATGGAGATGGTCAAAGGTTTCTATGACGTTACAAGTACGTTCAAACTGTCTCTGCCCACACCAATCATGGCCGGCGTCCGTACTCCAACCCGTCAGTTCTCCAGTTGTGTGCTGATTGAGTCTGGCGATAGCCTGAAAGGGATTAGTGCAGCTTCAGCCGCAATTATCGACTACGTTTCACGTCGTGCTGGAATTGGTATTGGTTTTGGCCGTATCCGTGCGCTGGGCAGCGAGATCCGCAATGGTGAAGCCACCCATACCGGAGTTATTCCATTCCTGAAGCATTTCCAGACGGCTGTTAAATCTTGTTCGCAAGGTGGTGTTCGTGGTGGCGCAGCAACAGCGTTTTACCCGATCTGGCATCTTGAAGTTGAAAGTCTGCTGGTGGTGAAAAATAACCGTGGTATTGATGAAAACCGCGTTCGCCATCTTGATTACGGCGTCATGAGTAACCGTCTAATGTACCGTCGACTCGTCAGAAGCGAGAACATCACTCTGTTCAGCCCGCATGATGTGCCTGATATGTACGAAGCCTTCTTCACAGACCAGGAGCTGTTTGAAAAGCTGTACCATAAATACGAAGCCGATGATTCAATTCGCAAGAAGTCAGTACCTGCCATTGAGCTGTTCTCATCTCTGATGCAGGAACGAGCGTCCACGGGCCGAATTTATATTGCGAACGTCGATCATATTAATGAGCATGGCGCTTTCATTCCTGCTCTTGCACCTGTCCGCCAGTCAAACCTGTGTATGGAGATCACCCTACCCACCCGTCCACTGGCATTTACCGACGACCCGAACGGTGAGATCGCGCTATGCACTTTATCCGCTTTTAACCTCGGAGCCATCCGTTCACTGGAGTCTCTTAAAGAGGTGGCGTTCTATGCCGTTGCTGCACTGGATTCGTTACTGGATTATCAAGACTATCCGATGGAGGCAGCCGAAGTGCCTGCCAAAGCTCGTCGTAGCTTGGGAATTGGTGTAACCAACTTTGCTTATTACCTGGCAAAGAATGGCGTTCGTTATTCTGATACCGCTGGCAATAAACTGGTGCATGAAACATTCGAAGCTATCCAGTATTACCTTCTTGATGCCAGCTGCCGACTTGCTGAAGCAAAAGGTGAGTGTGACTGGTTTGAGCAGACCAAGTACGCAATTGGTCAGTTGCCGATCGACCATTACCGTTCTTCATTAGACGAAAGTGGCGAAACCAACTTTGAGTTAAAGATGCCGTGGGAAGAACTGCGTGAACGTATTGCAAAATACGGCCTTCGCAACTCCACACTGACGGCACAAATGCCATGCGAGACTTCCAGCCAGATCACTAATTCCACCAACGGCATCGAACCGCCTCGTGGCCCGGTGTCGGTGAAATCTTCTAAGGACGGCATCGTTAAGATGGTCGTGCCTGAGTTTGAAAAACTGAAGGAACAGTATGAATACCTGTGGGATATGCCGGACAACCGCGGCTATCTGACAAAGGTGGCGATCATCCAGAAGTTCTTTGACCAGGCTATTTCAGCCAATACCAACTATGACCCTTCTCGCTTTGAAGGCGATAAAGTCCCAATGATGACGCTACTGTCAGATTTGCTTCTCGCCTACAAGATGGGAGTTAAAACGCTTTACTACCACAACACCAGAGATGGTGCAGGAAAACGTGATGACGACGAACCGCAGAATCCACTGGCGCAAGCTGTAGCCGTCGAGCCAGAAGATGAGTGCGACGGAGCCTGCAAAATCTGACATATGGTGGGGGATATCCCCACCTTCTCTTTGATTTGTAAGCCTTGTTTAAACACATAAGATAACAACTTGTTTAAACGCACCAAAAAAGAAAAAGGAAAAACACATGTCATATTCAACGTTCCGTTTGGGTGCTAATGATGCAACCAAAGAGCCTATGTTCCTCGGACAATCTGTCAACGTGGCACGTTACGATCAGCAAAAATACCGTGATTTTGAAAAGTTGATTGAACGTCAATTGTCTTTCTTCTGGCGGCCGGAAGAAGTTGATATTTCGAGCGATCGTATCGACTTCAACACGAAGCTGCGGGACCACGAACGTCACATTTTTCTGAGCAATCTCCGTTATCAAACGTTACTCGATTCAGTTCAGGGACGTAGCCCAAATGCAACGCTGCTGCCGCTTATCTCTATTCCTGAACTGGAAACGTGGGTTGAAACATGGTCTTTCTCTGAGACTATCCATAGCCGCAGCTACACCCACATTATTCGTGGCATGGTGGACGATCCGAGCATTGTTTTTGACGGTATTGTTACGGATGAAGAAATCATCAACCGAGCGATCAGTATCTCTGCTGAATATGACAGGCTTTATGGGATGACCTGCGAGCGCCAGTCGTTAGGTGAGAAGGAATTTGAGCGTCTGTACGTAAATGAATATGGCTGGGAGCCATACCCTTTGCATCGTCAGCTTTTCCGCACGTTGGTGTCCATTAATGCGCTTGAGGCGATCCGTTTCTACGTAAGTTTTGCATGTACGTTTGCCTTTGGTGAACGGAAGTTGCTTGAGGGTAACACCAAAATTATGCGCTTTATTGCCCGTGATGAAGCTCTGCATTGCGAAGGAACTGAACGCATGATCCGCTTCATGCGTACCGGTCGCGAAGGTTTATTGTGGAAAGAGATTGCTGCTGATGAAGAAAACGTCATTTACGACACCATGAAATCAGTCGCCGAACAAGAAATGAACTGGGCAGACTATCTCTTCAAAGACGGTTCGATGATTGGTTTAAACGCGGATATTCTCAAAACCTATGTAAAATACCGCACCAATCTGGCTATGAATCGTCTTGGCCTGAAGGCTTTATTTCCAGAAGTTACCACTGATCCGCTGGTCTGGATGAACAAGTGGTTGTTAACCGACACACTGCAAATTGCACCACAAGAGGCAGAGCAAAGCACATATCTGGTAGGTCAGATCGATTCTACCGTGGATAAGGCTTCTCTAAGCCAGTTTGCAGACCTGTAAACCGATACAAAGCATTATGTGGCCTGGCAACGCTGGGCCACAATGGATCACAAGAATTAAGAAGGAGCAAAACTAGCATGAACTTTACCAAACTGACTGACCACCTGAAACTTGCCACCGATCGACTCATTGGATTTAAGCCAGAACCATATGAGTTGCATGAAGGCCATGGTGTAGCCACTGAAAGTATTTACAAGATGGTCGATCAGTTTCATGAACTCTTCCAGCATCCGAGACGCGTTATGCCGACACCAGAGCTGCTTCGTCTCCGTGCAAGCCTGATTCATGAAGAAGCTGTAGTGGAAGGTATTCCAGCCGCAATGAATGGGGATATTGAGCAACTGCTGGATGCAATGGCCGACTTTTTATACGTTGGTGTTGGTACGATGGTCGCCATCAAAGGTGGTATTTCTACCGGCATGACTTATTACACGCAGGAACAGAGCATTGATCGCTTTATGCAGACAATTTTTGTGCCTGGTAACACTGTTTTCGATGATATGGCAATGCCATTTCAGGAAGCTCGTGAGGCGTCATGTATGCTCGAAGAGCTGGCAGATAAACTTGAGAAGAAGACTGTTAAGGATTCTGAGCTGATTCAGGAACTGCGCCGTGTAATGAACAAAATCTATGTGGCGTGCATGATGACTTATCGACTGGCTGATTTTCTCGGTATCAATGTCGTCGAGCTGGTTGGCGAAATTCATCGGTCCAACATGACAAAATTATGGCCTGCAGATGCCGAAGAGCGTCGCCATGCTGTGGCCAACTGCAAATACGACTCTTCTGACCTGGGATTTCGCCATGCTGATGGCACCGATAAGATGATCGGTTTTCGAATTTCCGATGGAAAGATTCTGAAGTCTCCAACCTATAGTGATGTCGATTTATCCTCCTTTGTTGAGCAAGCTAAAGCCTCAGCAATGTACGGAATGATCAAAAAATAATTGTAGGTAGTTATCTATCTGTGTATATTGCGCTGGCGCGTTAAATTTCTGAAACAACTATTCGTTTTTGGTGGCCTATGGCCACCATTTTTTTATCTGTCTGGTCTTGTTCTCTCAATAAATGTAAACTCACGCAATGAATAAGTGGTTACTTATCTTTGTGAGGTTTTTGTGTCACTCCTTTTGAATCGTGAGCATACGAACGGTCAGGTAACAAACGCATCGTATGCAAAAGTTATTGAGACGGTGCTTAAAAGCGGCGTGCAGGCTGATGATCGCACAGGCACTGGTACTTTAAGCACCTGTTACGTTCCCTCTTACTACATGCTTACTGGTGGGACTGTGCCGCTTATTTCTGGAAAGGCGGTAAATCTTAAGCCACTGCTTGTCGAACTTGAGTGGTATCTGAAAGGCACGGGCAACATCCAATTTCTCAAGGATAACGGCGTTAAGATTTGGGATGCATGGGCCGATGAGAATGGCGATTTGGGGCCGGTTTACGGTAAGCAGTGGCGTCGATGGGAAGATACCCGCATCGTGAGCCATAGTGAATATCTGAGCAAGATCGCTACTTTCCGTGAACGCGGGTACAAAGTCGAGGGATACCTGGGTATCAGTGAAGATCGCGTAGTGCTGTCCCGTGAAATCGATCAGCTACAGCGTATTGTCGATACACTGCGCATGAACCCTACCGATCGTCGCATCATGCTTAACGCATGGAACGTAGGCGAGCTTGAGGATATGAAACTGCCACCTTGCCACTTTGTCTTCTCTTTGTGGAGTCGTGAGCTGGATTTTGAAACCCGTTTAACGATGGCAACTGACATTGGTCTTCAACACAGTCGCCTCGGTTACGAGTCTATCTACACCAAGATGCTATACGATCTGGAGATAGACGGCAGTGTTACTGAAGCTGAACTGGATGAACTTGGAATCCCCAAACGCATCCTCAACTCCTGCCTCGTACAGCGTAGCGTAGACACTTTTGTTGGTATGCCATTCAATATTGCTGGCTATGGCATTCTCACTCATTTTCTCGCGAAGATTACGGGTCACATGGCCGGTGCATTTGTGCATTTTGGCTTTGACGTGCATTTGTACAACAACCACATGGAAGGTGTGTGTGAGCTAATGCAACGACAGGCTCCAGAGCATTCAGATCCGGTCGTTATATTCCCTAATGAATGGTCTGAGCTGGATGATTTCAAATGGGACGAGATTCTTATTCTTGGCTATGCCCCTCTACCGTGGATCAAGGTTCCAGTGGCGGTGTGATATGGCAAGAGGTATGTATGTCTTATGCGAAATTGAAGGTGTGCTGGCAAATACCAGCCATCGTAAATCTGTATCTGACTCGGATGCAGGCCAATTCATTGCCGGTGATGAACTCATTTTCCCCACCAGCCGTATGTTGCGTGGTTTTGCTCGCTCAGGGGCTGAAGTGGTGCTTATCAGTAGCCGCTCTGAAACTCTTGAAGCGCCCACTAAACGATGGCTGAAAGATTTTGGTGTTGATTACGACTGGCTTCACCTCGTACCGAATAGCACTAGTTATGAGAAGCATATTAAGCGCACATTAGCGGAGCATAAAGGCGATCTGCTTATCGCTGCGCTGGTGCACGATCCTCGACTCCGTGCCGCTTTAGCTGACTCTCATCATAGACCGGTCATCTATGAGGTGAGCAAATGAAGATGATAGCTGCTGTTGGCCGTAACTATGAGATCGGCATAGCGAATGAACTGCCCTGGCGTTGTTCTACCGATCTGAAGCTATTTAAGAGACTCACCAAAAACGCCACTGTCGTTATGGGGCGTAAAACGATGGAAAGTCTCAAACGCCCTCTTCCAGAGCGTCATAACCTCGTTTTGACGCGCTCTCATGGCTTTGTACCAAATGGATTCTACCCTGCTGGTGTGGATGATGTGTTGCGATTACCAGAGCCTGTGTGGGTGATTGGCGGGGAACAAATTTACTCGCTATTCATGCCGCATGTTGAAGAGATTTGGCTCTCCCACATCGGCGTTGATGTGCCAAACGCCGATGCATTCTTCCCGGCAAGCATGATGCGTAATTTAGGCTTTGTGCCTGTTGAAACAGCTTATACCCAACGAGCCAGCGAGGAAGAGCCTGGCTTTTCGCAGATCGTATACAGAAGGTCGTAATGGATTACCGGATTGGGATCACTGGTGCTCAGGGCAGTGGGAAAACAACCCTGGCTAAATATATCGACAAACATTACGGAATCCCTTACGTGGATGCTGGTGTCGGAAGTTTGATGAGCCGCCTCGGTGTTCGAGTAGGTGATTCTATGCCTCTATATGAGCGGCTTCAGATTCAAATGGAAATAGCAAAGCATATAGAGCTACTTACGCGTGGTGCTGAAGGCTTTGTTATCGATCGCACACCTGCTGATGTTATGGCCTACACGTTGGATTTGGTCGGCCATACAAATGAAGATCGGTGTATTGAGTTAGCCCTCGATATCGAAAAGTTTTGCCACAAAACTGCTATTTCAAACTTTAACGCCATTGCTGGCCTACGCCCGGGGGTCGCTCTCTCAGAGCGAGATTACTTGCGGTCACAACGAGCATCATTAGACCGTCTGTATGTCGCTCGTATTGATGCGTTGATGTGCGGGGAACTGACAAAAATTCACCTGCATCCGCAAAGGGGAGATCTGCAAACCTTCGTCGTTTCCAACCGGTATCGCACAGTTGAAGCAAGAGCCAGATCAGTGATGAGAATGCTAGATAACGCTGTAGAAAAGATAGAAAACCGGTTCTGTGGCCGAGTGACCGTTCATTAGAAATTGTTCGCCTCTTCGACATTGCGACAATAAAACTCTCAAAATGGGTTAAGGATAAAAAATGTTTAGTGAAATGTTGCTTGAAGATGAACTGGATCGGAAAACAACAGAGGCTTTGATTCGTGTAGCGGACGAACATTCCCGGTCGCTTATGAGCGATCGAGAGGCTCGTCTGGCTATTCGTGCCATATTCGAAACTGCGCAGGGGCTTGTTGGTACACAAGTGGGTGAAGCCATTAACATCGCCATGTCTCAGTTCAGTGAAGACAGTAAAAAGCCTCTGTTTCCTATGCATTTGATGCTGGCTGGTGGCACGGTGCTTTACGTCTCTGTTTGTCTGGATAGCAACCAAATCAACATTCTCAACACGGCGTCAGGTAAGTGGAAAGATCCGGTTGTCTGTGAAACCAGTGAAGAAACTTTGAAAAAAGCGGCTCAATTTGTACGTAGCGCACTACTTAAGGGCGCTAAGAAGTTGTAAGGAGTAGTAATGGGACAACCGGTAGACATAACAGGTAAACGTTTTGGAAAGTTGGTTGCACTTAAATATTCCGGTATTTCAAACAAACAAGGGCGACTTTGGGATTGCATCTGCGATTGCGGCAACACCTGCCTGGTTAGTTACGGGAAGCTAAATCACGGGGCGACAATATCGTGTGGCTGTGTCTACAACGCACATCGCCGTAGCGTAAATCCTCATGGTATGAGTAAAACGCCAATTTATCGTATATGGCTGGGTATGCGGGAACGATGTGAAAAACCAACCCATCACGCCTATAAGTGGTATGGCGGCCGAGGTATCAAAGTCTGCGAGCGGTGGCAAATATTTGAAAACTTTTATGCTGACATGGGAGAGCGACCAGAGGGGATGTCTCTTGATCGCAAAGATGTGAATGGTGACTACGAACCTGAAAATTGCAGATGGGCGACTTTTGAAGAACAGGCCAATAACACGCGTTCAAACTTAATTTTGGAGCATAAGGGGGAAAAGCTGACTCTCTCACAATGGGCTAAAAGAGCCGAGATTCAGACATCAACTCTTCACTATCGAATCAAGAAAGGGTGGCCATTAGATCGCGCGCTTAACGCCAGCGTCGACACGTATGCCAACCGAGATAGTAAGCGTCTGATCGAGTGTCGCGGCAGAACTCAGCGAATTACCGAATGGGCTAGAGAGGTTGGCTTGACTGCGACCATTATCTCGCAGCGAATTTTGAGGGGGTGGGATGTTGAAGCTGCCATCTTCACACCGTCCAAACGACCAGTAAAAGGAGATAAAAAGTGATTGCTACAGGGGTGGACATTGAATCAACAGGTCTTGATTTCCTCTCAGGCCATAAAATCATTGAAATCGCAATGGTGAAGTACGAAATTGAGACACAGACAATGGTTGATAGTTTTGTAATGCGGTTCAACCCGCGTCGCAGTATCGATCCGAAAGCGCAAGCGGTACACGGCATCAGTCTTGAAGATTTAGCCGCCGAGCCGTTACTAGCCGATCACGCTTCATCTGTCGCTTCGTATCTCTCTTCTTCCGATATTTGGATAGCCCACAACGGCGAAGCGTTCGATATTCCGTTTATTAGGCATGAGCTGAAAAGTTACGGTTTTTCGCTTCCAGACATCCCATTGATTGACACTCTATTTTCCCTGTGGGCCACAGAAGACGGTAAACGTCCCCGCCTTGAAGAGTTGGCCTTCTCTCTTGGCTTTATATACGATCATGCCAAAGCACATAGTGCCTTATATGACACAAACTTAATGATGCAATGCTTCTTTAAGGCACGTAATAAGTACGGATTTTTTAAATTACCCTCTGAAATTGTGTAAAACAAAAGCCTACTTTAAAAAGTTTAAAGTAGGCTTTTTTTAAAGAACAGTCGCCTTTCAATCATTTTCTGCCTGTATTTAATACTTTTCCGCCTGATAGGTTTAGTCAAAATGCAGCCATCGAAACGCAAATGTAACCAAACAGAAGGAGACTTACATGAGTTCGGTTGAAAATGTAATGACAAATGATGATCTGGACGAGCTGACAGCCATGTTGCAATCACTTGATGAACCAGTAAAAAAAGCTGCACAGGTTGAAAATACTGATGATATTGACGATCTGCTGCTCGGCCTAGATGCTGGCGTAGCCATGAGTTCTGATGATGTTGCCGAAGAACTGTTCAATGAAGAAAAAGCAGGTGATTTCAGCTCTGCTTTAAATGAGTTGGAGTTAGCGCATGAGCCTATAAACGTAATTAACGCTGAAAGTGTTGAAGCTGCCGAAAACGAGCCAGAACAATTGGGATTTATTGAGGTTGAAGAGTGTGTTGAGGTTAATGATGAATTAAAAGTTCAACAGTCAAATGATAGCAATACAAATAAAAAAGCGCGTACTGCAAGAGGTCCTCGTTTTACTTTAAGTGATAAAGATGATTCGTTTTTCAATAAAGCGGGCTTAGAAAAAGATATTTTCTTAGACGCTTACGATAACGCGCCTGTCAAAGCAAAGGATAAGATATTAAACCTTCTTAATTGGTTTAGCGGAGGTCCAGATATTAGTGTTTACACGGTAATTTCCATGAGACACCTTCTCACAGAAAAGAAGGCTACAAGTAATAGTATTAAGATTGCTTTAATGAGCAATCCAGAAAAACCGTATCCGCTTAACACTGCGTCAACTCAGGCTGGGCAAATGATGGCTGTATTTCCAGCGACAGGAATTGCCGTTAGAGACGGTGGAAATCTAACATTGAACGAAGAATCACCGATCGTTAAGAAGTTTGTCGCGGAGTACACTATTGGATGACGTTCCCCTACTTAAAATAAAGCCCACAGAGAGCTTTATAGTACTGGGTAAGCCAATCACATACCCAGCACCACAAAAACGCGCCAGAGAGCTTCTCGTTTGCATTTCTGGCGCGTTTTATTTGATTGCCAGACATAAAATCAAATGCAAAAATAGGTATATACTTACCTATCGAGAAAGAAGATGATTGCAGCCGAAAAAATCAAACAGCGAAAGCGCGACAACTCTCTTCGTGACCTCTGGAGAACACCTGACTGGCTGTTTTCTGCCATTCAACGTTATCTTGGAGTGACATTTGATGTTGACGTTGCCTGCAACAAGGACAATGCAAAGCTGCCTAATTTCATAGGCGTTGAGCGTGATGCTTTGAAATCTGAATGGGGACAGCCAGGTACAATTGCCTTCCTCAATCCACCCTACTCCAAAATCTCCCCCTGGATTGATGCGGCTATACGTGAGCAGGCTCGTGGAGTTACAACAGTGATGCTAATTCCTCAATCCCTAGATACAAAGTGGTATGAGCGTGCAACAGAGTGTGCGAATGAGACGATTATTCTGTCTGGTGGCCGCGTAGCGTTTGTCGAGCCTGACGTAAATCTGGGTCAGGTAGAAGTAAACATCAACCCAGGTGGCAGTATGCTCGTTGTTTTTCGAGGATTCTGTCAGGACGCTGGGCACTCTATAAGCAAGATCCCTTTGGACGTCATGAAAAGTCTGGGAGGGTATGATCCTGCGAATGTGATCAGGAAAAAAAGACCATCAAAGAAGGCTGCTTAGTTTGTTCTGGCGTCTGTAATTAGCCTGCTTCTGTATATATAAATAACTACATATTAATTATTAATATACGGAAGCAGGCTGTTTTATATCAGAGACTCCCAGACCTGAACACCACTACAGAATCCACTAGAACCCCTTCCCAGACGCTTTAAAATCGATTTTATGAACCACTTTAAGGAAACCAACATGTCATACCCGACTAATGTCGTTGCGCTCGTAGAGAGCGATTTTCTGGCCCAGGCTCGTGAAATGATGAAAGATCGTGAGCAGGCTTTCAACTTGTACGAATGGGCAATTAAGTGCTTGCATCTTGGGGAGCATCGCGAACTTGTTGAACAGCTTTTAGGTGAGTTGATCAACGAGGTGTTTGCCTTGAATGTTCAACTACATGGTCGAAAAAATAATCAATCGAAATGATAGATAAGTACAAACTATTCATAAAGTGAATTGTAAGTGCTAAGATCTGATAGTTTCCAGTCGTAGATTGGAGGCTCGACCTGATGGGTGGGGGTAAGCGTCACTGGCGTCAGGTTTAAAAAAGCTCACTACCAGCGTAGAACCGGCACCGTTTAGGGGTTGGGGAAGGGGGAACCAAAGTGAGCAGAGACAAGGGTCACTTTATGATTGTCGAGTCTGGGGTGTTTCGAGAGGTTGAATCCAGTACTCCCCTTCATAAAGTGTGGGAAGATCTCGGTTCTGGGGTGCTGTCATCCATAACTTCCCAAGCCTAAGCTGGCAGTAGACTTAGGTCATAACTTTTCAGGTTATGAAACGACCAGGTTGGTGAGGAAATTTTGTACTCACCTCCCTGGGAGAGTATTACCTGAAAAGACAACCTCTCACTTCGTTCGAGGTGAACTTCACTCACTTCGTTCGTTCAGTTCAGGTTTATAAAAACCTGTTCTGGGAAGTAATTTGTTTATTTTAATAATTATTAACACGCACGCGTGTGCGCACGCGCGAGGAAAAAAAATCGGCGCGGCGCTTGATTCAGGAGTTTATATGACGACGAAGACACCAGCCCGATCGCAAGCAAAAACTCGCAAAAATGACAAAAACAAAAATTCTCCCCGCACCAATTCCACAACGCCTGTCGTAGAGTTCAATCCCCAGCTTAAAACCGTGAAAATCTTCAGTGATGGCTCTTGCCTTAAAAATCCGGGTGGCCCGGGCGGTTACGGTATAGTTCTCCAGTATGGTGGTGAGGAACGCGAGTTCTCAGATGGTTTTCATAGCACCACCAATAACCGCATGGAGATGATGGGGGCACTTATCGGGCTGGAGCGTTTGAAATATCCATGCAACGTTATTTTGTACTCTGATAGCCAGTATCTGAAAAACGGCATGACACAGTGGATGAAATGGTGGAAACGCAATGGATGGATGACTTCTGACAAAAAACCGGTAAAGAATGTTGATCTGTGGAAGCGTCTGGATGAGGCCGCAAGTCGACATAATGTTCGCTGGAAGTGGGTTAAAGGTCACGCCGGGCATCGTGAAAATGAAATATGTGATCGACTCGCGAAGATCGCAGCTTTTTCAGCAGCAGATATGCCTCACAAGAAAGATATTGGTTTTGTTTATAACAAGTAGTAAGTAAGTGTTTACCTATCATTTTAAATCATGTATCTTATCAGCGTCAGGATGACAATGTGTCGGTAAGACACAGTTCCAGGATGGAACGAGAAAGGCGGCTGGCGATCGCCAGCCGCAACTCTTTCTGACACTGGATGGAGTCCACATGGCACGTCAAACCTATTTCACTTCTGCAACTAAACGTCCTCGTTCTTTACGTCAAATTTTGGCCGAATTGTTTAGCGGTCGTGTTATGTCACGTCTTGATGAACTAGAGACTACCGTTCGGTTGCTGAATGAACGTTTAGATAATCAAGCGTCAGTTGTTGCGAACGTGGGGGCGATTGTTGCCTCTGGTTCTTCACGCGAAGCGAAAAGTACACGGCCTTTAGTGAAGGAGAAAAACAACAAGGACAGTTCGAATGGAAAATTTTCAAAGAAAGAGGCTGAAACCAATGGCCTACGTTCTCATTATAGTTTCACTGGCGACGGTAGCCGTTCCAGCCGGCCAGAGCCTTTTGATGCCGGGTTCATCCATCACCACACCTCCGTCGACGACAATTACCACCACTCCAGTAGAGCGTCCTGTCACTCTGGATGGGATGACGGTGGATGCGATACCTCAAGTTCATCCAGTTACTCAGGATCATGTTGTGACTAAGGTGGTTGTATGAACTGGCTTTCAAATCACTTTGGGAAAATTTGGCTGGCAATTCTGGCTCTCATGGCCGCCGGTTGGGTATCCAACATTATAAAACTCGTTTGCTCAGGTGATCTCCAGTTTCAGGCTGGCATGACCTTGGCTCGTGTAGTTGGGATTTTTATTTTTCCAGTCGGTTCGGTACTTGGTTATTTCTGACGGTTGTTAGTGCATATGCATTGACCGTCTTTGCGTAAGCAATTTATGTAACCAGAAAACAATTTGTTTTGACAAATAGCAAAAGGAAAACACATGTTAGGTTTCTTCAAAAAGAAAACTCGTAAAGCTGTTATCGAAGTCAAAAAAATGGAGAACCGTGATGCGGTTGAAGCCACCGTGTGGGGCGGGTACATGATCTCCTATGCCAACGGTACATGCGATGCAAAAGAAATTTCCATTCTTGAGAAAACAATTGCAGCTCTGCCTGCATTTTCTCCTTTTGCTGGTGAGATTGCCCAGATGAGCGCCAATATCCGCGCTCAATACGAAGCCTCACCGCGCCGTGCTAATGCCCAGGCTTTACGTGAGCTGGCGGATGTGGCCGGGACTGATGATGCAGTAGATGTACTGTGTCTGTGCCTTGATATTGCCGACCAGGACGGCATTGATGAACCAGAAGAGCAGGCGCTGAAAAAGATCGCCCAGGCGCTTCAGTTGTCACTGGATGCTTATCTCTAATGCTTGAGAGATTCCGGCTTGTGACCGTCATTGCTCTTCTGGTGATAGCGGTGTTGGTGGATTTTACGGGAAAGATGATGTCTGTCATTTCTGATGGCGTCCTCATTGGTCTGGCGATCTACTTCGCTTATCCGCTAGTCCGTAAAGCAACGTGTTAATGACAAGGGCCAAATGGCCCTTGTGTTTCGTTGACCGAAATAGAGAGTTTGCACCTTTACGTTTAGCTTGCTCCCCTTTTATGCCACATCACAATAAAGCCAATAAGAAAACAACTTGTTTAAGCATTAGGAAAAACACATGTGCAAGAAATGCAAAGCGATAGCTGATGAACAAAACGCCTTATTCGAAGAAATGGATGCTAATGAACTGGTCAAAATGTTAGCCATTCTTCGAGGAATAGAAGACGTTTCCATATTTGAGAGAGTGGTTACAGCACTTAATTTTGAGTCCACCTTTGAAGAGCCAACTCAGGTTGTAGCTTTAGCACATCATTTCGGTGTTCATTATCTTGCTGAAAAAGAGCGCGCTGATAAGTTGCAGGCGACTTTGGATATGGTGAGCGAGACTCAACGAACTGATGACACTAACAAGAGTGAGGCGATTATTGCCAGCAAAGATCGTGAAATTGCTGGGCTTAAATCCTCTCTAACGATGTTGATGTCTGCGTTCAATCTTATGTCTTCTCAGGCGGGTTATAAAATGCCATCACTAAACAGCGATGATCCGATGGCCGTTCGTCAGCTTTTGGGAGCAATGGCCGACCAACTCGACGACACAAAGAGTCGCCTTGAAGACATGATGCGTGAGTTAAGCCATCGACATAACCTCGCAACACAACCACACAAAGTCTTTCAAAGCTCTAATTGATCTGATATGGCCGCATGATCGGCCATATTGTGTTGATAAAAACAAGGGTGAAAAATGGCATACGGTACAGGGATTTACAACAATAAAGGAATTAACGTTACTGGCTTCCTTACACCTATTTTTTTTCTTGATCGATTTACGGCGTCATCAGGCTCTAAGACGTACTCTAATCCGCCACCGGGTAAATCACTACATGCCGTGTGGTCATTAATGCCTCTTAACAACGACAACTACATCAATTTACCTGTTCCAAATGTTACTATTAATGGAAATACGGTTAGTTGGTCAAATTTATATACGGGGCTTGGTTCTTACATATACACATACTGGGGATAATTATGTTCGGGATGTCAATTACTCAATCAGATGGAAGTTTGTGGATGAGTCCTGAATTTACTCCGCAAAATCTGATTAATAAAGGGACAATGTCTACATCTAAAGGTTCTGTTTTTCAAACATCAATCCCATCAAACAAATCATGCTTTTTCTTCATAAAAAGCAGCAATAAGGCGAACATGATGTTTATTCATGAACATAGTAACGGATACAATGCTCTCAGATTGCATCAGGTAAATGGTAGCCCCGGAACAATAACAGTTTATGCTTTTTCTGATATGGTGTTACCACATTCTGGCTATGGCATTGCCATGTATAACAGCGCAGGCGCAATGGTGTATCACGGTGAGATGATGCCCCTTGATGCAAAACTTATCACTATTACTGACCCACAATTTACAATAGATATGGGGTATCCGTGCGCAGTAATGCCTGCTATGGTTGGGGTTTATAACTATAGACGAACCGATTACGACAGACCTGTCTATGTAACTATGACCGGTGCAACTGGAAACCAAGTATATAACGGTCAATGGTATTCCGGTAATGTCACATGGGATATTAAGAAGATTTATACAAACAAAATCCTGGTTATAAATACCTCAAAGTATGATTAGCAAATACCTTTATTTAAAGGATTGCCTGTTAATTTCTATTTAGCACCTTTTCATTTTTGAAATAATTGCACTATTAAACAAATCTTTTCTTAATGGTGCAATTATGAATACAGCTCTTTCCATCATCGACGATACCAACTCAAACACTGCTATCGATTATCGTCAGGAAATGAACGTCATCCACGAAATCGTAGCCGAGTGCGAGAAAGAGATCGCCTTCATGTATCAGGTTCACGACTTCGTTTATGGCGACGAACGCCACAACATGATTAATCGCCTGCTGCAACTGAACCATCGACCAGATGAAGAACGCTCACGTTTGAATCGAGCTTGGCTGGATAAAGTCGATCTGGAATGGGTGAAACAGAATATTTGGGCCGAGTACTGGAGGAAGGTCACGGATATGACTAACGTTTTGCTGATCATGCCAGCTTCCCGTCGCGACGAGTGGCGTGAGCAGTTTATAGAGGGCAAACAGGAAGTCATCAAAACTGACAGAACCGGCTACCAGATGAAGGTTAAAGAGTTCGTTGGTGTACCTGAGTTCAAAGTGGATACAAACATCCCTACGATGGTTTGATCTGACAGCTATCTGCAATTTGCACAGATGTCTGCCAGATCTGGTTCAGATTAATACACTATATCTGCCCACCTACTCCTTTGAACTTTTCAATAAACGTGACGATTTTCTGGAAAACGGTCTGTTTTTTCGTTTTATATTGCGGGTTTAACGGACTAAGTTTTGGTAATGTCTCGTTTAATTCTGTGCCATTTTCGGTGGCGTATTCGCGTTTTAAAGACGTGCGAATATAGCGTTTCGCCGCCTCTTCATTGAGATTTTCTTCTTTTATCAATGCTTCTGCTTCACGTTGCTGTTCGCGTTGAGCAAACGTAAAGAATGCCTCAATGATACTGGCTTTGTCTGGTAAATCATCCAGGTTCGTTTGCTGAATAAAATCGACCACCAGGCCCTCTTTCGCCCGGTTCCCCAGGCTTGAACGAATTAAGCGTTTGACCTCTTCGATCATTTCGCCCTTGCCTTTATTTTGTCTGTTGTGTTCGAAAATCAGTCCAAGGATATAATCCAGGTTTATTTCCTGAGACTTCAGCAAATCGACCTCAAAAACTACGTCATCCCAGTCAGTGGTTGATTTCTCTTTTTTCTCAGCTTCTTTCTCACGGCGCTGCCAGTCGCGAATATCGTTATAGGCAGAACGATAATCCTGAATCTTGCGTTCAGCAGGGAGACGAATTGTTTGCAATTCAGCGAACTTTTCATCATCCACATAATGTTCTGCTTTGAATTTTTCTACCGCAACAGGATCGCTAAGATCGATTTGTTGCAGGGCTTTCAGCGTGGCAAATTCATCATAGTTTTGCAGGATGTTCTCGGCACGCAGGTATTCACCAAACAGTTTTACGAAGTCTTTCTTCTCTTTTTCACTTTCAATACTGGCAGGGTCAGGGAACCGTTGTTCCAGTTCTGAAACTACTGCCATAAAGCCGCGTTTAGCTTCACCAGTGGCAGCATCTGTAAAGCCTTCCATATACTCAGCATAACTCTTTTCTAACACCACATTTTTAGTATTTTTATCACCAAACAGCGTTATGGCATCAATGGTTGAGCGTTCCAGATCCCGAAAAGTGACGATGTTACCGAAGGTTTTAGTAGCGTCATAAATGCGGTTGGTACGGGAGAATGCCTGCATCAGGCCGTGAAAACGCAAGTTTTTATCGACGAATAGCGTGTTCAATGTTGGAGCGTCGAAGCCGGTTAAAAACATCCCAACGACAATTAACAGATCGATATCCTGATTTTTAACCCGTTGGGCTAAATCACGATAGTAGTTCTGAAAACCGTTACTGTCGGTGCTGAAGTTAGTTTTAAAATAGCTGTTATACTCACGAATTGCAGCGTCAAGAAACTCTTTAGCACTGCTGTCCATTGCGCTGGTATCAAAAGTTTCATCGGAAATTTCACCAATGGCATTTTGTTCTTCATTGGCGGCAAAGGAGAAGATTGTTGCAACACGCAGCGGTTTATAGGTAGCCGATTTATTAGCTGCTTCCTCTTGTAACCGTTTAAACGTCGCGTAATAGGCTTTCGCGGCATCCACGCTACTCACTGCCAGCATGGCATTAAAGCCTTTGGAACCTGGGAAAGTACGGTGGGTCTTCTGGCGGAAGTTATTCAGAATATATTGCGTAATTTCCTGTATACGCATGGGATGAAGAAATGCCTGCTGATTTTCAGCCGCACTCAGTTTTTTCTCGTCGGTTTCTGTCTCTAAAGATTTAAACTGTGGCCGCACATCGTTGTAGTCCACCTTGAATTTGAGCACTTTTTCATCACGAATCGCATCGGTAATTACATACGAATGCAATTCACGACCAAATACGCTGGCGGTCGTTTCTGAGCCTAAGGCGTTTTCCGGGAAAATAGGTGTGCCGGTAAAACCAAACTGATAATAGCGTTTGAATTTCTTCTTCAGGTTTTTCTGCGCTTCTCCAAACTGGCTGCGGTGACATTCATCAAATATAAACACCACTTGCTGATTGTATACAGGCAGGTCGCTTTCTGCTTTCATCAGGTTATTAAGTTTCTGAATAGTGGTGACGATAATTTTGTTATCGTCCTTATCCAGATTGCGTTTAAGACCTGCGGTATTTTCCGAGCCGTTGACGCTGTCTGGCGAAAAACGCTTATATTCATTCATGGTCTGGTAATCGAGGTCTTTCCTGTCGACCACGAAGAAGACTTTATCAATAAAGTCCAGCTCTGTTGCCAGACGCGCGGCTTTAAAGCTGGTGAGGGTTTTACCTGAACCGGTAGTGTGCCAGATATACCCACCGCTTTCCGGTTTTGACCAGTTCTTCGCTGTAAAGGAACTCTTAATTTTCCACAGAATGCGCTCAGTGGCGGCAATCTGGTACGGTCGCATCACCAGTAGCGTTTGGCTAACATCGAATACGCTGTAGTTCACTAAGACATTAAGCAGGGTATGTTTCTGGAAAAAGGTGGCGGTAAAGTCTTTGAGGTCTTTAATCAGCGTGTTGTCTGATTTCGCCCAATTCATGGTGAAGTCAAAACTGTTTTTATCGCGCTTTGTCGTGTTGGCAAAGTAACGGGTATCGGTGCCGTTGGAAATGACAAACAGTTGCAGATACTTAAACAGAGAATTTTCGCTGTTAAAACTCTCTTTGCTGTAACGATGTATCTGGTTAAAGGCCTCACGAATCGCCACGCCGCGCTTTTTCAGTTCGATTTGTACCAGCGGTAAGCCATTAACCAGGATCGTGACGTCATAACGGTTAGCATGAGAACCCGTCTGTTCAAACTGCTGGATAATCTGCACCTTGTTGCGCATGAGATTCTTTTTATCTATCAAATAGATGTTCTCAAGACGCTCGTCATCAAAAATAAAGTCGCAAATATAGTCGATATGGATTTTACGGGTCTTATCCAGGATGCCATCGCTCGGGTTATCCAGATACTGCTCCGTGAAACGCCGCCATTCGCTGTCATTAAACACCACACCATTGAGGTTCTGAAGCTGTTCCCGAACGTTGGCCAGCATCGCCGACTGAGATTTTACGGAAATAAATTCATAGCCCTGATTCCGCAGATCCTGAATCAGTTCACGTTCCAGGTCCGATTCGCTCTGGTAGCTGTCGCCTGTTTGCTCGGCTTTGATGTACTTATCAAGAACGATAAAGTTATTGGATTCAGCAATGGTGTGTGTCTGATGAGTCATAGCGCATCCTTTGTGCCGTCTGGCAAGGGCCGGAAGGGCTTTAAGGGCGACTTCCGGCGTGTAAAAAATAGTCTCTATATAGACCGGATGTTAAGGTGATCCGGTCGGTAGCAATGGTCAATTAGTTACTGATAGTTTCAGGTTTGGGAAAACTGAACAGTAAATCACGATAGTACTCGTATTGTTTCTGGCGCAACTCGATTTCACGCGGAAGACCTTCGGTGATGGAATTGGTCAAAGCATCAAATTTATCCAGTAATTTCACTATTTTTTGTTGTTCAACTAGCGATCTTTCAGGAGAATCAGGAAATGGTACTGGTATCATAAGTTTTCTTAAGTTATCATTATAAAGTCTTTTAATAGTTCCACCTTCAGATATTCCCCATTTTGCTATTTTATAGAAATAGAATAAATATTTATTTAAAACTATTTTTTCATTATTTTCAATCCAGACAATATTGCTATCCTGGAAATATGATTCCCTACCATCAAATATAACAGTCCTGCCGATGGTCCCACTGGCAGAAATCAATACTTCGCCAACTTTAGGATAACTATATTTTTCTTTAAATTCATTAAATAGTTTTCTAGATATATAGGAATCGGGTTCCTTACCAAATGTCCCAATTTTATAAAATGGAATCTCTCCCTCAGAAGATGTTTGTGATTTTAGGATTCGTTTACACATACGAACTTCACCAATTTCCCCCAAAGCTTTCCACTCAACCTCACCCTCTTTAAAACTCAACAACTGGTCGCGATAGTAGTTGTATTGTTTTTTACGCATGCTAAGCTCAGCGGTAAGCTCAGCGGTAAGTGCAGTAAATTTATCCAGAATCCTGACGATTTCAGACTGGATAGCCAGCGACTTTTCCGGGTTGTTGGGGCAAGGGATGGGGATAAGTAATTTACCTATATCTTTAGCATACAAATGATAAACAGTAGAACCTTTAACCATTTGCAATATCTTTTTTTTGTTATTTATTATGAAATTACTTAGATATCTACCATCAACACCAGAGCATCTAATAATCAAAATATCGCCGCCTAAAATAACGCCACTTTCTTGAATGCAACTAGCTGTAGCCAAACCTCTTGGTGTAACGTCTGACGTTGGCATTAGAACATCATTTTTTTCAGATAGAATTGACTCATTGATTGCTTGGTTTGTTTTTGAGCATACTTTGTCAATTATGGGACCATAATGAGTGAAAAGCTCACCGTAATGAATACAATATCTATTGCCATCTGGAGTTATTTTTTCTTTAGGTAAAGACTTCCCTTTTAAAAAAGTTGCTAATTTATTTAATGCTACCCACTCAACCTCAGCCCCATCCAGCAGTTTTTCCAGATAACTCAGCTCGCTCATGCCTGTACCTCGCTACCTTCAATCTCAGCAACAATCGCATCAATATCTTTACGCAACTGGTCGATTTTGCTGACCGTGGTTTTCAGCTCAGCATTCAGCTCAGCGATATCGATAATTTCGCGAGTATCTTTCGCTTCCACATAGCTGCTCACCGACAGGTTATAGTCATTCGCGACAACAGTCTCAAACGCAACAGATTTCGCCAGATGAGCAACATCTTCCTTGCTGGCAAATACCTGCATAATCTGTTCGATATGAGCATCGGTCAGAATGTTGTTGTTAGTCTCTTTTTTGAACAGTTCGCTGGCATCAATAAACTGAACTTTGGTATCCGTTTTATGTTTAGACAGCACCAGAATATTGACGGCAATAGTGGTGCCAAAGAACAGATTCGGTGCCAGTGAAATCACGGTTTCGACATAGTTATTGTCGACCAGATACTGACGGATTTTCTGCTCCGCGCCGCCACGGTAAAAAATGCCTGGGAAGCAGACAATCGCAGCGCGACCTTTGGCCGAAAGATAGTTCAGCGCATGTAATACAAACGCAAAGTCAGCTTTGGATTTGGGGGCCAGAACGCCAGCCGGGGCAAAACGTTCATCGTTAATCAGCGTCGGGTCATCGCTGCCAATCCATTTCACCGAATACGGCGGGTTAGAAACGATGGCATCAAACGGTTTTTCATCTCTGAAGTGCGGCTCAGTCAGCGTATTGCCCAACTTGATATCAAACTTGTCGTAGTTGATGTTGTGCAAAAACATGTTCATACGCGCCAGGTTATAGGTCGTATGGTTGATCTCCTGACCAAAAAAGCCTTCTTCGATGATATGGTCATCAAACTGCTTTTTCGCCTGCAACAACAGCGAACCGGAACCTGCGGCCGGGTCGTAGATTTTGTTAACGTGGGTCTGCCCGTGCATAGCCAGTTGTGCAATCAGCTTAGAGACGTGCTGCGGTGTAAAGAACTCGCCGCCTGACTTACCAGCATTCGCGGCATAGTTAGAAATCAGGAACTCATAGGCATCGCCGAACAGGTCAATCTGATGTTCGTTAAAGTCGCCAAGCTTTAACCCTTCAACCCCTTTCAGAACCGCAGCCAGGCGGGCATTTTTATCCTTAACGGTGTTACCCAGGCGGTTACTGGTGGTATCGAAATCAGCAAACAAACCTTTGATGTCAGCTTCTGAAGGGTAACCGTAAGCAGAACTTTCGATAGCAACGAAGATGCTGTTTAAATCTGCATTCAGTCTGTCATTGGTATTTGCTTTCGCAGCTACGTTGCAGAAAAGCTGACTTGGGTAGATGAAGTAACCTTTGGTTTTGATGGCATCGTCTTTAATGTCATCAGTAATTACGCTGTCATCCAGTTTCGCATAACAGATACTGTCATCACCGGCTTCAATATAGCTGGAAAAATTTTCGCTGATAAAACGGTAGAAAAGTGCGCCCAGAACGTATTGCTTAAAATCCCATCCATCGACCGAACCCCTGACATCGTTAGCAATTTGCCAGATTTGACGATGAAGCTCTGCACGTTGTTGAATACTTGTCATTTTCATCCACTTATTTCAGGCTTATGTAATTGGCGGTGATTCTACAGCAACTTGGATGCTTTAGCAGTTCGGACATTAGGCTACGAATGACCTAATTAGAGCTTTTTGGAAAAGCGGTATTGTCGGTGCGATGATAGCTATGTTTGGGGGCGCGATGGTGCAATACAATGACGGTGAAAAGGTAAGCATCCAGTCTGATGGCTGGTATGGGCTGGATAGCCTGCAAAAAACCGCAGATAAAGCCTGTCAGCAATATGGAAAGTCCAAAGCTGTATATCAGCATAGTGCGAACGCTAACCCTCATCTTACGCCCGGTTCGGGTGTTCAGAATACCATCTGGAAATGTGAGCCTTAAACATGAGCAACTGGAACATAGCAGCTAAAAGCCAGGAAGAAAGGAATAAAGTTAACGTTGACCTGGCTGCCAGGGGGGGTTGCCTACAAAGAGCGATTGAACATACCCGTCATAGCGGAACAGGTAGCCCGTGAGCAACCTGAGAACCTGCGCACCTATTTCATGGAACGGCTACGGCACTACCGGTAGTTAAGCCTCCTGCTGCCAAAAGGAAACGATCCGGTATATCAGAAAGAAGATATAGCCAAAAAATAACGCGCCACCAGGCGAGCGCAAAGCATCGCGCTATTGCACACTTCAAGCATCTTTAATGTATACTGTATGGATAAACAGTATTCTGAGGTGAAAACGCTATGGGCTTCCCTTCTCCTGCGGCGGATTATGCTGAGAGCCGTATTTCTCTTGATCAGCAGATAATTAGACATCCTTCAGCGACCTACTTCATGAGGGCAGCTGATAGTCATCATCGTGAGGGAATATTACAGGGTGCATTGCTGGTGGTCGATTCCTCACTTACCCCGGTTGATGGTTCTCTGCTTGTATGCGCTCTGGATGGGGAATATCGCGTAAAAAGATACCGGAAGTATCCACGTCAGCATCTGGAGGATTTAAGAACCGGTAAGAAGGAAGCATTGCCAAAGGATGACGATGGATGCACGGGCAGCAATGCCGTGTTTGGTGTGATCACTCACATTATCAACGACGCAAGAAGTGGCGAGTTTGATGATTGTCCCGTGATGTAGGAGAACTGATTAGGCGGTGCAATGCACCGCCTTTTTATCACACTGCGCGGAATGCGATCTCTCCAGGTATTACTTCGCCTTGCCAATACATTTGGGCAGCAACGCGATCTGCGAGGTCACGATAAATAGCCGTAAATTCGCTATCTGGACGACTAATAACGGTTGGTGTTCCGTTATCCAGATCTTCACGAAGAGAGATATGAAGTGGCATTTGGCCTAACAACTGCGTGTTGTATTTCTCGGCCAGTTTCTCTGCGCCACCGGTGCCAAAAATTGGCTCGTGATGACCGCAGTTACTGCAAATATGCACACTCATGTTTTCGACGATACCCAGTACCGGCACTTCGACTTTTTCGAACATCACAATGCCTTTCTTCGCATCGATCAGCGCGATGTCTTGCGGCGTAGTTACCACAACAGCACCAGTTACAGGAATGTTCTGCGCCAGCGTCAACTGAATATCACCAGTGCCCGGCGGCATATCGAGAACAAGATAGTCCAGATCAGGCCACAGTGTTTCCTGCAACATCTGCATCAGCGCCTTGCTGGCCATCGGTCCACGCCACACCATTGCATTGTCGTCGGTGACCAGATAACCAATAGAGTTGGTTGCCAGGCCATGAGACATGATAGGTGCCATGTGAGTACCGTCCGGTGAGGTTGGACGTTGGTTTTCCGCGCCCAGCATGGTTGGAATTGATGGCCCGTAGATATCGGCATCCAAAATACCAACTTTCGCACCTTCAGCAGCCAACGCCAGTGCCAGATTTACCGCCGTGGAGGATTTACCCACGCCGCCCTTGCCTGAGCTGACGGCGATAATGTTCTTAACGCCATTAATGCCTGGTTGGTTTTTGACGCGCTTAAGCGTGGCAATGTTGTACGACAGCTTCCAGTCAATAGCCTTTGCGCCAGTGATACGGAGCAGATCACCACTACATTGCTCTTTCAGGTCTTCAAAAGGCTTATTCCACACGAAAGGCATGATTAGTTCGACATGCAGTGTGTCATCCATCAACGCAACATGGTGTAACGCTTTAAGCGTAGTCAGGTTGTGTTTCAGGGTTGGGTGCTGAAAATTAGCCAGCGTACCGGCTACCATTGCTCTCAGGGCATCCGGCGATTTGGACTCGCTCATCCCGTCTCCTTTATTTTAATTTGCGCAATTGTCGCCTTGTAGTGTACTCCAGCTACGACATTTAATCATTTATGAGAAATGCTGTTATCACATGGCAGACATAA